ACGCTGTTCCCCTACATCGGTGTATAGGGGTCTACCCAGGTTCCCCTGTTTACGCCCCGCCACCTACAACCGTGGTACAGCCATGTCACTAATGAAATTGTGTTGGGACTGTATCAGGTCGCTGGGTGACGTATCTCTACAGTATGAATGGCTGTCCATTGACCATTTAACAGGACTTCGGCGTGGGTGATTGCTGTTACTGGCATGAAGTTGCCGTTCACAGTTAGGTATTCGACATCATTTGAGTTTGATATAGCGATAGCAAACACATTGTGGGCAAAGCGGTGGTTGCTACCTTTTGTCCAAATACGAATTGGGTTGATGGGTTGCATGAACTCAGTCATGGTCGGGTCTCCTTGTTGCTAGTCGGGTTGATATTTTTTGCATGTCTTGAGGCCGCCAGATTACTACTTCCATGCCGGCGTCTTTTAATGTGTCGTGCCAGGCTTTTTGTTTTTCTGATATGCGGCCTGTTTCGCTTTTTAATTCGGCGAATATGACGCCTTTGTATTTATGGGCAAGTGTCAGGTCGGGGTAGCCAGCGTGTCCTTGTAACGGGGTTTTCCACACCCCAGGGCGTATTTCCACAGCCCTAGTGTGCATAACTAGCCAGCCGTGCAATTTAGCCAGCATGATGACAGAACTTTGAAATGTTGATTCTTTCATAGTGTCCTACCTGCAAATTCGGTGACTTCTTCTAATTGCCACATTGGGTTTAACTGTTCCCTAGTAAGGCCGTAAGCGTTTGTGTCTTTGTATATCAGTTGGCCGTTGTTTCGAATCTGCCAGGCGCTAGCCCAACCAGCAATAACCACATTGGGGGCGTCAACGATACAGAAAATGTAAATAGCGTCTTTGTCGTGGTCACGGACTAACAACCGATATTGTTTCCCGTCTTGACGTTCTGTACTTCTTACTTCGAAGCCTGAAACATCGCTAGTACCTATCCCGTCTTTCCCTGTCCACGGTAAACCTAAGAAAATTGACACAGCCAGTTCACTAACGGCACCTAGAAAATCTATTTTTTGACGCCATTCGGGGGTCATTCGTTCACGGTTGAAAAGAGTATCTAAACCTAGTTTGGCGCCTTCGGCCATCCGTTTTTCGGCTACCTGGTTAGCCAATGCCATTTGGTTGTTGGTCAAAGTGATTAGCGGCATTAACCTTGAAGCCTTTTAATTAGGGCGCTGGCGTCCTGGCGTGTTTCGGGTACTGGGCCTTCCCAATTTAAACCCCGTAAGAACTTGAGTTGGGCTTCTGATGGTGCATTAGTCGCATTTGCGCCTAGCGCTTGTGTACGGGGCTTTTCGGGCTGTTTAACAAGGGTTGCTGGGGCTACGGTGTCGGGCTGTCGGTTTCGGACTTCCTCAGCGCTAGCCATTTTCGGGCCAAACGACATCATTAAACCCAAGCACCTACCCAAGCAAGAAGTTGAAGCGTTCATCTGTTCACTATCACGGGTGAAACTGGTTTTGCCTGGGAACGGTTCAAAACAAGTTGCTTGTGCCGGTATCGGGTCATCAGGTGTACGCCAAATTTGCATGGTTACCGAAATGAAAGTTTTGTCGCCAATAGTGATTACTTCAGGGCGGTTTTCCATGACCCGTAGTTCAGGCCAGCGTTCTAAAGCCTGGCGGAATCTTTCGGGTACGTCGACATAGTTTGTTAAGTCCATTAGTTGCCTCTGTTTCTGTCGTATGCGGCCCGTTGGTTGGGTGTCATGTTTGCCCAGGCGTGTAGTTCTGAACAGCGCCGTGACTCTTCGGGTGTCATGTGTAGCCAGTCGCCTGCTTTGCCACAGTTCAAGCAAATGCCTTGTAACAAGTCCTGTAGTCGAATGTCAAAGGCGTTTAATTCTGTTTTGCATAGTTCACAGGTCATTTGAAACCACCCAGGCGCATGGCCACAATGGCGTCTTGTGTCTGCTTGGTCAGATTTGACAAGTAGATACCGTTTTCTTCGGCAATATAAGCCAGTTCAAAAAGGGCTTTTCTTAGCATTGCGATATCTTCGGTTTGGCGTTCTAGTTGCCAGGCCGCCGCTTTCATTGCTACTTCGGCTTTTGCTATTGCCGCTGTCATTTCGGCTAGTTGTTCATTCATGTCGGGCCTTTCATGTTGTCGGGATATTTCTACGATAACCAATAGGTGTTGCTGAGTAGCGCATACGGCGCCTGTCGCCTTCGGTGGTGTTTGCCCATATGCCTTGTAAAGCCTTTTCGGGAAATGACACGGCGTAAGCGAAACAGTTGTCGAATACGGGGCAGGCGTCACAAATTGGTTTTATGGCGGCTTTAGCGGCCGCTGATTCCATTGGGCTACTGGGGAAGAACAGGCTGGTGTCAATGCCTTTACAGTTTGCTAGTTGTTGCCAGTCGGGGCGGTCAACATTCAACATTGGTTAGCACATTCTCCATGGTTTCCAACCACAGGCGCCTGTTTCGGCGATTGTGTCGTAGAGCAGGAAACCAAATCTTAGGTTGAGGGTTGGGTCACTCATGGATTCTTCAAATGGCATAGCGAATAGTTCTTCTGCCCAGCGCCTATGAATATTATTCGCCTGAACTAAACCATGGTCACTTCCATTGAACTTCGGGTGTTGGTAGCCAATGTTTAAGCATCTGGTTTCCTTCCAAATTAGGCGCCCTAGTTTCTCTAGCGTTTCGGTGTTATTCGGCCAGCCGACAGATACAGCCACCGGCAACCATTCCTGGCATTTTGTTGCTGGGTCAACATAAGCCACCTTTGTGGTGGGCTGTGTCGAAGTGGTGGTACTTGTGCTGGTTGTCGTAGTTAGTTCTACGGCCCTGTCCTGTACTTGTTGGGGTGACAAGTCGCCCAGGGTAATTGTTGCTGGTACTACAGCGTAGGTTTGGGGTGGCGTGTCTTTTTGGTTCACTACCGCAAAGGCGGCACACATTAGATAGGTGAATAGGGCTAAGCCCAAATAACGCTTTACATTCATTTTGTTGTCCTTCAGTCGGGGTCAGGTCGGGGTATGTCTACCGAGTCGGTAGTGGTATGTCAAGCACCCATAATAGTTTTGAAAGCATGGTGGACAACATCAGGGTGGTCGGCCAGTAGTGGGGCGACTTCCACGTGCACCCATTGGGCGCCTTTTGAACCAATCGTGTTTTTGTCGTACACACGCCATTCGTCACGGTCACAGCGGTACCCAGCGCCCCAGCCTTTGGCGTTGTTTTTGTATGTGCCGGCATAATCGTGGATTTCCTCTATGCACAAAATGTCTCTGTGGGTGTACAGGAATTCAATCAGTTTGAACCGTTGTTCCTGGGTGCCTTTGAGGTCTACAGCCCGCCAGGTGGCATGTACCGATTTCTTTGGTGGGGTTGTGCCAACCATGTTTCTGTCGTTAAAAATGCCAATGTTGGTAACACCGAAAAGGTAGCAACAGTAGTCAACAAAGACTTTTGTGCCTTCACGCTTGGCGGCGTGTACGGCGTCTTTGTTGCCGGTATACGGTCTACTGGTCATTGTCTTTTTCTCCCTTGTCTCGAAGCCCGTTACTTGCCAGAATCCCCGATAACGCCCCTGTCAAAAACAACATCATTGGGCTAAGCAATGTCCAAGCGCTTTCGTCGTTTGGTGATACTTCTAAAGGCTGTACTACAAACAGCAGGCCGTATAAAAGTGAGGCCGTACTTAAAACAAAAGTTAATGACAGCGTTATGCCCACAATCAAAATGAGTCGGGCTTTAATTTCACTATTAGTTAGGCGTTTCATTGTTGGCACCTGGTCGCTGTTGGGTTGCTGGCACAATTTTCACGGGTTCTATCGTTACAACTGGTAACAACAAACATTAGGGCCACAGCCAAAAGGGCAACAATGCCTAGCGTTTTCATGTCAACGGGTGGTTGATGTTGTAGACGGACTGCTCGACCCATGCTTCGTATTCTTCATCAGTCATGAGGCGTTCGGTGTCGTCTACTTGAATGTAGACGGAGTCTTGTGGGTACTCGGCTTTGTATTCTTCGGTGGTCATGTCTAATTCCTTAATCCATAGACGCGGATCGTTCCGCCTGTCATAGTTCCAGCACTAGTAGCAAGAATGAAAGATGTGTAACTAGTGGTATTTCTTAATAATCCGTTTGTCGTACCACCATAAAATGTTGAGTTTGCTACAGATGCTCTAACCGTTGTATTTTCAGTAAGAAATGGCGAATTAACTTCAATAAATGCGTTCAGACTTGATGTGCCTGCTTGGGCTACATAGTCAATTCTGCCTACATTTGCTCCACCTGCGGCTGTCACGACATTGTTCCACGAAGTGTAAATCAGTGAATAATA